AGATATTGCGAAGAAAAAAGAGAAAGAAGACTTAGAGCAGTATGCAAAATACTCTGATATAGACTTGGAGAGAAAACACCCACGATACACTCTTATTGGTTTTAAAGTCAAATCCAGGAAATTGCCTTGGGTTGTTTCAGACAATCAAAAAGAGGGAGAATATATAATCTCTGATGAACAAGCAAAAAAGTTGTTTGGTAAATTAGATGTTGAAACATTTTTAGATGGACAAAGAAAGGCTCAAGCAAATGGATAAATTAACTGTTCAACAAATAAAAAAATTAACTATTCAAGATTTAAAAGATTTAAGAGAATGGGTTGACCAAATGTATTGGGATTGGGATCGAATGAGTTCTAGTGGTCAAGAAACTCTTGATAAAATCGCAGATAAACTTGGTCTTGAAACTAGTAAAGAAGTCGAGGCAAGAGTTGAAGAAAAGATTAAGAATATGGATATTAAGGAGGTCTTGAATAATGGCTAGAAAATTAAATCCAAAAACAATTGAGAAATGGAGGAGACAAGGTGTCTCCTCTGTTCCTCGTTATCATTTTACAGAAGTTCCTAACAATACATATGGTAGACTTTTTATTAAGTGTCTTAAAAAGTTTTTAAATAAAGATGGTTATTACATAACTGTAAAAGGTCAACATTTAAGGAAAGATATTAATTGGCGAAAGTATGAATTTGGGCAACCTCAATCTGCCTCCACACATCTTAGAGTTTATTTAGATAGAAGGAGGGGAGAAGATGTCAGTTCTTACTAAAGATCAAAGGTCTAAAATCATGGAAGAGGCTATAAACGAAATAGATGTTATTACTGAGAGTGATTGGTTTAAAGACTTGGTAGAACAGAAAGTTCGCAAAGTATTAGAAGAGCAGTTTCCATTTTTAAAAGATATCAATTCAAAAGAGGTGCATTGATGATTAAAAAAGATAATTGTGTAGTTGTATCAAGAGGAGATGATATTATTGGTACATTTAAATACATGGATAAATATGATGATGGCGATGATGCTCTATATTTTTTAGATTGTTTTTCTAAAGAATGGGAAGCATACGATTATAGCTTTAACATTTTAACTAAAAAAGAATTGAAACAACTTATAATTAAGTCAGTTACTGTTGTTCATGAAGATAATTTATGGAAATGTGATGGTTGTGATGTCATGTTTGATAAATCACAAATAGTGGATTCAATACATGAACCATACTATGCATGTCAAGATTGTGAAGATAATTTACTAAAGAATAGACGAGAAAGGGAGTGTAGTAATGATAGATAAAGCAAACGAATACGATCAACTATTAGAATGTTTAGAAGACCTTGTTGGGCAAATGCAAAGTGAGAAGTTAACACTTAAACAAGCAATACAAAGTGTGGAAAATTTAAATCGATATTATAAATGGCAGTATCAATCTAATCCTAAATTATCTTTGGAGGAAATAAATGATTAAAGAAGTTTCTTTATGTAGTGGAATCGGAGGGTTCTCTCTCGGTTTCGAATGGGCAAAGTTCGCAGAGCCAGTTATGTTCTGCGACTTTGACGAATGGTGTAGAAAAGTTTTAAAAAAGAATTGGAATGATGTTCCAATTTATAATGACGTTAAGGAGATAGCAGATGACCCAAGAAGATTTATTTCAAGCAAAATCAACAAAGGAGAAAAGTGGGTACTCACCTCGGGCTATCCTTGCCAACCCTTCTCAGTCTCGGGAAATCGCAGAGGACAAGAAGACCCTCGCCACATCTTTCCGTACATCCATAGAATTGTTGAACAAACTAGACCCACTTATTGTGTTTTCGAAAATGTTTATGGGCACGTCTCAATGGGACTTGACGAGGTTATCCATGAAATGGAAAGCATCAACTACCATACGAGGCAATTTGTTGTTTCGGCTTCAAGTGTCGGTGCGAGACACAAAAGAGACAGACTCTGGATCATCTGTAAAAATGTGGGCGACACCGAATACAATGGATGCTCTACCTCCGAGATCGGAAGAGGGAACGAGGAAGTTGCAAGAGGGACACCGAAAGGGTCGAAAACAACCGAGCAATTTAAGGGAGCAAGTGGACAAGAAGACAATGGCTCTTTACGAAACGAATTATCCAACACCGACAACGAAGGGATTCGGACATGCCTCGGAGGGAATGACATTGATCTTCAGAAAGAAAGTGGAGAGAGGGGAACTGTCGGAACAAGAAGCGAAAGCAATGATGAACGGAGTGACCTTGAGACCACCTCGAATGAAGGAGTGGAAATACCCGACACCGAATGCAGGTTTAGTGAAACACAGTTACAACGGGAATCACGAATATTACAAGAAGAGACTGAGGGACGGGAGACAAGTGGACTTGGCTCACAAGATATTCCTGGAAGAGGGAGACGGCAGACTGAATGCGAATTGGACGGAGTGGCTAATGGGTTATCCTATTGGATGGACGAACCTCGAGGAGTCCCAAGAGTTACAGTCAACCAAAAAAACAGACCTCAAAGATTAAAAATGTTGGGGAATTCTATAGTTCCTCAAATAGCAATGCAAATAGGTTTAGCTTTAAAAGAGGATATGATTAGTACATTCGGCTTGACTAAAGAGGAGGATAAGTGATAAACAGAAATTGCACGGAGCAATTTCAGGAATTGCTTATGTATGGTCGGGGAGTTTTGTCCTCCCCTTATTCTCTCCGACCACCCTAAATTCTCCTTCAACAAAAGCAGATGGATGTTGTTTTCTTATTTCGGAAAGCCTCGCTACAATTTCTTCACGAGATAGTTGATCTAATTGATGTGTTGTTTCCCTACGATCTATGGTTAAGCCTCCTAAGGCACTCCGTATCTTTTCGGCATTGATCGCAGAGCTATATTGTCCATTCTCTTCTGCTCCTATACTAAGCTTAGATAATCTTCTAAGTTGTCCTATAAGAGTGACACCATATTTTCTTTCTCTAATTTCTCGGAGTTCTTTTAGATGTTCAGTAACCAAAGGAAAATCACGACCATTCAACAAAAGGCTTGCAGTCTTATTTGCTTGCCCTTCAGAATATCCTGCTCTTCTGCAACTTTCGGCGTTACTATATACACCTTCACAAACAAGTTTGCAGAACTCTTTTTGACGATTAGTAAGGAACTTTTCTTTTGCCATAAAAATACTATAGAGTTATTCTCATATTATTTCAATTCAAAACGAATAAAAATGTTTGCCTCTTGTTCTTGTCCTTATCCAAGTGTAACCAAGTGTAACCAAAAGTGTAACCAATTATTTATTATGTATAAACGATTACAGAAGACTCGTTACACTATTACACTCGTTACACCTATTTTGAAAAAAACAAAAACAAAAACAAAAATTATGAGAGAAACACTATGTAAACATAAATCACTTGACTTCTATAAGATAATTTAGGAGAATTAAAAAAAACTTAGGAGTTTATTATGACGGGTTTATATTTTGCAGAAGCAGATAATGACAGAAGAATAAAAATGCCTATAGAAGAAGCAATCAATAGAGTTGAAAGAGTTATATCTGACAATTGTGATGATTTAAGACAAAAAGAAAATGGAGAAATCTATGCAGATGAGTTATTAAATGCATGGAACACTATTTTAAAAGGTTAATAAGGTTAATAAGGAGGAAAAACTAAATTGAGGATAAAAAGAACTAGAGAACAAATAGAAGATAGTATAAAAGATAGGTCTTGTTGCTTTCTATGCGGCAAGAAACTTAGAAGAGTTAGTGAACTAAGAATCTCTGACAAAGCTTGTTCTTCGTGTAGAGGGCAAGGTAAGTCCGAGAAAGCGGGTATAACAAGAGACCACAAAGAACTAAAGGCTAAAAAAATAGAACCTAGTGAAGACGAATTACTCTTTGAGGATTCTGAGGAAGCCATTAATGAAGTACAATACGGCAAGGTAATAAAACAAGTCACACAAATATCTTATGGTACATCTGCATTAGTTGATTTAATGTCGCCAAGCACTTACTACTCCAAGCTCTATGGATCGGCAACCGATGGAACTAGATACTCATATAGAAAAGGGAAGATAAAATGAAACCAAGCACAATAGAACAAGTAAAAAAAGCAATTAGAACTAAGAGATTTCATGCCGTGCCTCCACACTTGTATGCAAATTGTGATGCTTATTATATTGAAATGTATATTAATATAAAAAGAGTTGTTAAACTAAATGCCAGTGATGAGGAAAAAGCGGGTCAAAGAGCTTTGACTAGAGAAGAAGTTTCAAGCAGGTGGAATAATGCAGGTTATGAATTTGTTGATTGCGATTTTAATATTGTAGAAGAAAAAGACTATATAAATTATAGAAGAAGAACAGACGCTCTTAAC